GGTTAAAGATGCTACTGAATTTACAGTAATAGTGTCTTTTGTACATAGTGCAAGATTTCCTGCACTCACTGTAGACTGGCTGACTGAAAGAGCATCAATGCTATACTTTGATGCATTCTTTGATACCCAGTCAAATGCTAATGCTAAGGCTTTTACATCTCCTCGTGAGTTTCCTAGACTTGTTACATCATTAAATCTAATAAACACAATTTTTAGATTTGGATTAACAGTTAGTGCAGCCTTTACCATGGTGTCTCCGTGATACGTTGCATTGTTTATAGATACTGGCCATGGTGCAGATGCTGCTCCTGGACCTTCCATAAATAGTTCTCCGTTAGGACAAGACATATTCTGATCAGGAACTGATGACTTTACAGTTGTAAAGCAGACCTCATGGATAATTGACGGAAAGTTTTTTGAATTAATTGCTGAATCAATAATTGCTAAGACTTTCTGATCTTCTGCTTGTGCTGGTGCAAGTGCTGTAAATGCAAGTGCAATTGATAGTAATGCTAGTAGTACTTTCTTCATTTTATTGCTCCTTATTGTTGTTGTTATTGTTTGATTTTTAAAACTACTTGGCATGGGTCTCCGCCTTCTTCCCACTCTTTTTGCTCTTCTTCATCCATATATGGATCACCTTCATGTGTATTGCAGAATGGTTCTGTTATCCATCCTCTTTCAATACCGTTTTCAAGCCAGATTTCAAACTCATCAAAATCTGATTCTATATTTTGAATATCCTTTAAGATCTTTTCAAATTCTTCGCTCATATTAAAAGTATACTCCTAAAGACTGACAATGTCAACTGGACCCATGCAGGATGGATTAAATTTAATAGCAGCATTGACTGCTTGCATCACTCTATTCCTTGCATTTTTTTGTTTATCTGTTGCATACAAAACACCGTATGCATACTCTGCTCCCGACCCCATTGCAAGGTATGGAAGTGTATACTTAGATAAAGACATGTCAGCAGAACTATGCTCATATATATTTCCACGAACTGCAATTATCAAACCAAGGTCTCCGTCTTTTGATGTGTCAACCCAAAACTCATTGTAAAACTCTTTAAGTTCTTTAATAAACCTTGTCTGCATAAATCTGTCTGTATCTTTAATGTTGGGTGCAGTTGGTTTAAAGTTGTAACGGATTCTTTCTCCGTCCATTGATCCAGCATATCCAATTAAGTATGGGCCTATCTTCCAAACTTTTGGTGCTTCAAGGGCTAGAATGGTACCATCGTCTGATGCTCCACGATCTCCTGCCATATAAATTTTATCTTCATGGCGTACAACTGCAATACAAGTCATGGCAAAAGCCCTCTCCAGATAGGTGATACTTAAGTATACCATTGCCCAGAGAGGGCTGTCAACTACCGTCAATAATGACTAATTAGCCTTTTTGTCTACCGTCTTAAACGCATCATTGATTTCTGCCAATGTGAGTTTTCCATCGTCCAAAAAAGCCCTTGCCAGTCTTTCAATGACTGTTGCTACGCCTAATAGTCCTGCTAAGAATACTGCCTGAACTGTGTCAATTCCAACTACTGCTCCAGCACCAAGTACTGATAGACCAGATGCTGCAAAGACTGCGACAATACGCATGAGGATATTAGTGATTGCCTTTTGTGGGTGCTCCTTCTTAGGAGGCTCTACTACCTTTTTAGTTGCCATATTTAGTCCTCCTTTCTTAGCGGGATTGTAATTAGCCAGATTACTGTGGTTGCAAGTACTGCAATACCAACAATGTCTCTTGCTGATCCCGTCAAAGTTAGCCATGCTATGAAGAAGCCAAGGAGGGTAAAGGCTTGTGCGATTATCTCCACCCCTGCATCTTTTAGCCATGTGAAGAATCCCTTCACAACCTTTGTTATTATTTTCATATTACCTCCTCATCCCAATCATTACGTTTGCAATCTGTGAAACAATGATTACTGGGATAATGACTTCCTGGGCTTTCTCTCTCTGATCGTCTGTCATGTCCATACCCAACTCAGAGAAATTAGATAGGAGTTCTGTAACATCCACTTCAAATACTGCTCCAAGTGGGTCTGCTAAGAATGCTTCTGTTTGTACTTCTGTTGTTGCATCTGCTAACGTAAATGGCATTGGGGTATCTCCTGCATCATCTGCTCTACCTGCGAACTCAACAAATGCTGCTGCAACTGCAGGATCTGATTTCATTGCCTCTGCTACCTTTGCAACTTCTGATGTAGAGATACCAAGGTCTGCTGCAACTTCTGCTTTTGCTTCTTGTGTTAAAGACTTAAGTGTTTGACTTACTGCTGCTGTTTGCTCTACAGAAAGTTTAACTAATTTATTATCCTTGCTTGTAAGGTTTGCAATAACGCCAGACAGGTCTTCTGAATTTCCTGTACCCTTTTGTGGGATAAGTGCTGCTAACTCTGCATCCTTAATTGCTGGATCAATATTTTCTGCTGGCTTAAAGTCTGGTCTTGGAAGTGGCTTAGGCTCTGGAGAAGGCTCAACAGGAGGCTCTGGAGATGGCTCTGGCTTTGGTTCAGGGCTTGGGGCATGGGTAGGCTTAGGTTCTTCTGGCTTGGTGGGCTCAGGCTTTGGATCTTCTGGTTTTGTAGGTTCTGGCTTAGGATCTTCAGGCTTCGTTGGCTTTGGTTCTGGCTGGGTTGGCTTTGGGCCAGGTTCTTCTGTAGCAGTATTGTTTGTTGGCTTTGGCTCTGGCTTTTCTGTTGGTGGTGGTGAAGGCTTTGGCTTCTCTGGTTCAACTGTTGGCTTAGGTTCTGGTTTAGGCTGGTTTGCTGCAGCATTGGCTGCTGCTTGGGCAATTGCTCTTTGAATTTCTCTTTGTGACTGCTCATCATAGTAACGCCATGCGTCATCAATTGCACTATTTACATCATTGACTGCATTATTAAAATCATTTATGGCATTATTCTTTTCAGACAAAGCATCTTCTGTATCATTTACTGCGTTATCATATTCAGATTCTTTATTAGTTAATGTTTGATTTAATGAGTTTAGTTCTGAAACGGCCTGATTATATACACTCAGTTTGTCATTATATTCTGACAAAACATTGTTATAATCTTGTTGTGCTGCATTCTTGATAGCAAGTGCTTGATCATAAGCATTTAATTGTTCCTGTGTTGGTCCAGATCCAGATGAAAATGTATTTAAGTTACAACTAAAATTTTGTCCCCATACTCTTGGCTCTCCAGCATAGTCGCAGCCTGCACCAGTCATTCCACCAGGAATTGTCCAGCCAAGATGATAAGATCCTGGGCCTCCTCCGTTATACCACCAAATTTCTACATCTAAAGTCTTATCTTCGCTTACATCATATACTGGAGACCAAGCACTCCATCTTGCACCCTGCTCTACCCAATTGCTAACAGCAAGTTGTCCATCAATATACATTTTAAAACCATCGTCTGTGTACCCTGCAAATGATACTGTTGTAAACCATGAAGGCACTGTAATTCTTCCAGTAAATTTAACTACTATATCTTCATACCTGTTACCACAAACTGGAAGGTACATAGCGTTTGAGTTCCAAGTGCCAGAACAAATAACAGAATCTGGCACTGCTATGCTTGGCCAAACCCTTGCTAAGTTATATACTGTGTATTGAAGCCCTGCTCCTCCAGAAGATTGCATATTTGATTGGGCTGTTTGAAGATTAATGTTGGCTATACTAAGAGCATCCTGTGCGTCATTCTTATCCTGCAATGCATCTTCTTTGTGGTCAAAAGCAAGTTCTACTGTTACGGTCTGGCCATCTACATTTGACTGGGCAAGATCTACTTCTTCTAAGGCTAGTTCTTCTGCTTCTATTGCATCCTCGTAGTATTCTTGAGCAGCATCTCTTACATCCCGCAGATTTTTAGCATACATAAACTTGTTCTCTGCTATGTCAATCATGCCTATTAGACCATCTTTATAGTCTAATTTCTCTACTGCGCTATTGAGGTTTTCGATCTGCTTGGCTGCAACAGTTAATGGATCATCAGAATGGGCTTCTTGGGGGGCAATAAGTAGCCAGCCAAAGGCTAAGGTTGTGGCTGTTACTATTCGTAGTAGTCGTTTGATTTACCTTTCCCCCTTGCAGACTGATGTCTGATAGGATGATTATACCATTTTATTGCACAAAAAAGGGGCTACCGTAATTGGTAACCCCTTTAATGTTGGACGAATTACTTAAGCAAAGCAACCTTTGCCTTTGGGTTCTTCTTGTTCCATTGAAGAGCCAACTTGTTGAATGCAGCCTTTACAGACTTAAGTGCAGCAGCGTTATCTGCTGTCAACTTAGCAATCTGTGCATCCTTTGCAGCAAGTGCTGCATCAGAAGCGACCTTTGCATCAGCAAGTGCCTTAGCAGAAGCAGCCTTTTCAGCAGCAAGAGCAGCAGCAGATGCTGCCTTCTCTGTTGCGATTGCAGCAGCAGCATCAGCGTTAGCCTTTACAACTGCAGCATCTGAAATTGCCTTTGCAGCAAGTGCTGCATCCTTTGCAGCCTTTTCAGCAGCAAGTTCTGACACTAGATCACGAACTGCAATTTCTGCAAATGGTGCTAGTGCACGAGCAGGTAGTCCAACTACATCTGCAGATGTTGCATCTGTTGAAGTTGTTGGAGCAAATGTGATTAGTGAGCGTGTTCCAGTTGTTGGAAGTGTTGCCTTAAATGTAGCAACTCCAAAGTCTGAAAGTGTAGCACCAGTTGTTGCTGTTGCTGTATCTAGTGTTGCTGTTGAAGCAAATACTGTTGCAGTAATTGACTTACCTGATACCTTGTTACCAAATGTATCTGTTGCAGTTACTGTGATATCCTGCTTTGTTCCAGCAGCACCTGATGTAGGTGCAGATACTGTTAGTGTGTTAATCTTACCAGCAGTTCCCTGTACATAGTATGTAAGTGTTGTTCCGCCGTTGTTGATTACAACTGTACCAATTGCTGTTGTCTTTGTGTAGACATAAAATGTTGCTGTTGTTCCTGTACCAGTTGCAACTGTCAAAGATGATGATCCTGATGTTGCTCCTACTGGTGCAGCAGTTGTGTGTAGTGCAGACACGATTGTTGCGTTTGTTGCAGTTACAGAAACGTTTGTTCCTGTGTCAACTGTTGCGACGAACTTTAGTGCGTCAGCAGCGTCAACAGAGTTGTCTGCAGGGACTGGCAATGATGCAGGTGTAGCGATTGCTGATGCTGTAGTGTTTGCTACAGAATCCAATGATACAGCGACTGTCATTACAGCAGCACTTGCAGGTGTTGCTACGATTGTGCCCAGAGTCATGGCTGCAACCATGGCTAGTGCGATTTTCTTGAATGAATTCATTCGATATTCTCCTTGTTTATAGTGTTTTTAGTCTGTCCAAATAATCTTTTATATCTTCTATTTGGCTAGGTTTATATTGTATCACATTACGACTATCCAGGTCAAATTGCTCTTCTGGAGTCTTTGGTCTGTCTTTAAAGGTATGAACCTCTACTTCAGTGTCTATATTTTTTGGAGTATGTGATATTGCCCCAAATATTGCTCCACACACAGCATCAGCCAAGTCCTTTGACTTTTTGCGTGGGTGGTCAACTCTATCATTTTTCATAATCTTTAACTGTGTTAGTTCATCAAATAATAAATCAATTGCAGGCATAGCAAGCCTTTCCTCATACACAAGCATAGCCATATCCTCATAGTGCTTCTTAGCAACAGAAACAGTATCAGTCTTCATTCCAACCTGTTTCAATTCATTTTGGATATCGAATGATTGCCAACGGTCGAACGAAACCATCCCAATATCAAACCCTATTCTTCTAAGGTTCTGAATCCACTGCTTAACTTCTGAAAGATTAACTGGGCCTTCAATCTTTGGTTCCCACCACGCTACTGCATCTACTACTACAATTGGTGCTACTTGCTCATAGTTATTAATTACTTGTATGTTTACCCATTTTTCTACATGAGCAATAGCGACAGCACACTTATCGTGCTTTTGTGCAAGGTCAGCATGAACATAGTACTTTTTTGTTGGGTCTGGCTTAAATGATTCATCAAACCTTTTAAATGTGTCTACTGGATTTCTTAATGTCATACAGGCTCTTACCTTTTCAACCTGCTTAAAAAATGCATCTGAAGCAAATGTTGGAACACATGCAAAGCGCATCATTGCATCTCCAAGGTCTGTCATAAATGCAATCATAAAATCATCAATCTTACGAGTAGGGTTTACTTCCCATGTAGGTCTCTTTAGTGCAAATACTCCTGGGTACTTGTATGAAAGGATCTGATCTTCATCCCAGGAAATTTCAAACGAGTTNTCTGGGCTATCTTCTGGAAGTAGTGGGTTGATAGTAAACNTGTGTGTTCTTTCAATAACTTCCTTCTCAGCAATAACATCATCATACTTTTCTGAAATAAAATCTCCTGGATATCTTGGGAATGAAAGCAAAACAACCTTGCCTAAGTCAGGAAAGCGAGAGTCTACTGATCCACGGAAAGCCTTATAGATATTATCAGCGGTCTTACCTTGCTCGTTACCTGTTCCAACCTCAGATGCAAAGCCAGAGATCTCGTCAAGAACTGCAAGAAGAAGGTTCAAACCCTCATGCGATTCACGCTCTGAGTGGCCAGAGTATACTGTGATAGATTTATCAAACTCAACTGAGTCTGCCTTAGCATTATACTTTCCTGCAAACCAAGGTGATCTTTCAATTTTTGATTTAAAACCCTTAAAGAAAACATTCTTTGCTTGTTGAGCGTTAATAGCCACGTTAATAAGGTCAATAGCATCTCCAGATGGCTTACCAAAGTACTTTGCTGGATCCTTTAAACATAGAAGTTTGTATACAATGTATGAGCAGGCTACTGTTGATGTAAAGTCTTTTCCAGATCCCTTTCCAAGTTGGAGAATAATTTCGTTTTTTGTATACTTGTTATAGTACTGAGTTCCCTTTTCTTCCCCCATTAAATTTATAAGATCTTCTTTACGGTAGATCTGGCTCATGGCTTCTACAATATCATACTGGATATCAGACAGTGGTGGCTGCCCAAGGTACGCTTCGCCCTCAACAAATGTTCTTGCATCTACTGGAGTTTCTTCAAAGTGATCATCTTGAAGTGCCTCAAGAAACTCATTGAACATCGTGGACAACTGTAATCACCTCGTTGTCTTTTGCAAATGAAGAAAGCCTACGCATAATCTCATCACGAACCTGTGGGTATTCAGAAGCAATATCCTTTAATATAGAGACAAGAACTTCTTGACGACGTTCAATCTCAATCATTTCTTCTGCAAGTTCTTTGTTCTCAAGAAGACCAGCCTTTTGTAGCATATCAATTCTCTTAGACTCAATATCCATAACAAGTTTAATGGCTGCAGTCTTTGCGCTAAGATTGTTCGTCATTGATGCTTCATCAATAACTTCATATGTACGAGACACCAACTTACTGTAGTGTGTGTCAGCAGCAGCAAGTGCCTCTTTAGCACGAGCACGGATAGCATCATTAGCAGATGCCATAACTTTCCATTCATTTATAAGTGTTACAACTCTTTGTCTTGGTATTGAAAGTTGCTTAGAAATTACAGTTGGGTCATTGCCTTTTAGATACTCTTCTACTACTTGATTTACTTGATCAAGGTGCTTAACTAGATCATCTTCAGTTGACATATTTTCCCTCTAGCCTATTAATCTCATCCTTGATATAAAAGATTGCTTTCTCAAGATCTTGTATTGTTTTTGCCTCATCTTTGAGTCCTGCTCTCCACAAATACTTAAAGGCATTACCAATATTAAAATTACGGTGGCGAGTTATCTCAATGCACTCAATACCAGATGGGTCTGAAGTGTAGTGTAATGGATTGTTAACTTGATCAACTGTTATGTTTAAGTTATCACTCATCGTCTGTTTCCCAATCAAATGCTTCTGGAATTCCTTTTAGTGCAGCAAACGCAAATGCAAAACCAACAGTACCTGCTACAGCAAGTGCTACCAACGCTTTTTCAACTTTACTCATCGTTTCGACCTCCTCAATCCAAACTTAGCAAGGTATACGTAAATAGTCTCTAGACTAACTCCGCACTCCTTTGCAATCTCTTCTGGAGTCTTCTTGTCCATAAGATATCTCTTACGCATAAA